TTGCTCGACGGCCGCGGCCACGATGTCGCCGGGCATGGCTCCCGCCACCCAGCCGGCGCGGTAGGACACCTTGATGTCCCGCTCTCCGTCCGGGCCCGGCCACAGCGCGCCGTTGCGGTAGAGCGCGCCACGGTCTCCGTAGATCTCGTAATCCGTGGTGGCCAGCGTTGACGTAACGGTACCGGCCGACAGCATCTCGATCGACGTCACGCTGATAATCGGCGTCGCGTGCAGCCACAAATAGCTGTCTCCCAGGCCAGACAGGTACTCGACCAGAGCGGTGACCGCGCCGGAATCCGTGATCCTCGTCCGATGGGTGAACCGGAGGAACTGCGCGCTCACGGCGTTGATCAGGAACGTCGCGCGCGTCACGTCGTTTTCTTCCGTGAGCGCTCGCACGTCGTCGACGGTCATGATCGGGTCGGTCGTCAGAGTGATGGCCATCGATCCCCCTAAACCGCGTTGACCTTGATCGTGAATACGCGGCTCGGACGCTTCTTGCCGGTCGACGTGAGCGTGAACCAGAGGATCGCTTTGTACTCGCCGGCGGTGTCAACCTGCGCTGCGGTCGGCTGGAACTCGCACAGCCCCGCAGCGGCATCGGTGATCGTGACCGCGGCAGCTGCGATCTTCGTAGTCGAGTCGAGCGAGGCGGTCAGCGTCCCGGTGTACCCGGTAAGCGCGAACACGGCTCCGGTCGAGTCCTTGGTGGCGAACTGCAACGGCAACCCGTCGGCGCCAACCCAGGTCTCGACGATGATTTCTGCAACGCTGCGCATGCTCCCTACCCCTCCAGGTGCGGGTCATGGTCATCGCCAGGAGGCACGGAATCTTCGACGTCGGTCAGCATCCCAATGGATATCCCGACGCGCTTGCCCGGAACCTCGACCGCAGCGCGCGCCACGCTCAGCGACAGCCCGACGCGCTCTCCGGCGACCTCCACGCTCTCGCGACGGCCGGAGACGACCACATCAGCGCGTTCCCCTGGGATTCCGATATCGACGCGGGCCATCAGTCATCGTCCTCTTCTACGATTTCGACCGCTCCGCGATCAACGAGTCGCTGCAACGCGTCCGGCGGAAGCAACTCAACCTCGGGGTCGAACTCTTCCTCGGGCCTGATGTACGCGTAGCTCGGCATCGCCAACGCGAACTCGCTCACGACTCGCGCTTTCATCGGTGGTGCCTCCCCTTGCCCTTGCTGTCGGCGCCGTCGCCGGAGTCATCGGCCGTGCTCGACGCCTTGCTGTCGTCCTTCGTAACCTTGTCGGACTCGGGGTTGTAGCCGTCCACCAGGCCGGCGCGGCCGAGGGCGTGCAAGTCGCTGACCTGTTTAGGCGTCAGCGCCTTCATGTCGATCTCCGCTCCGGCCGCGAAGATTGTGCCACCGATGCTGTGAGCTTCTTTCAGGTTCATCTCTTGAGTCCTTTCTCTCAGCGGGGCGGAGCCGCCATGCGGCCTCCCGCCCCGCCGTTCAGTCAGACCGCCACCGTCTACGCAGTGATGGTCGCCTTGTGCCAGGACTTCGGCGCGCCGATGCTCCAGTCAGAGTGTGTCATCGCGCGCATCCACGTGTTGTTGGCCAGCCATCCGGTGTTGGTCCCGGTGGCGTAGGGGTTGAAGTCCACCGCGATCTGCCCGCTGTGCGCGAACACGATCGTCTTCGGGTTGCCGAGGATCACGGAGTGCGTGGTCCCGGCGATGTTCACCGCGCCCGGATGCTGAAGGAGCGGGTAGCCGAAGAACGTCGGCGGAACGCCGGTAGTGGGGTTGGCCCACGCCAGCGCGGCCCCGACGTTGGTTCCGACGGCCTCTCCGGCAAGCGCGAAGTAGCGAGCCGGGCTGATGAAAAGCTGGTTCTCGCTCGTCATGTACGAACCGGGGAAGTCAGCGACGCACTCGCCGAGGAAGGTCAGCATGTTCTGCACAGTGGCCGTGGCCAGAGCGGTCTGCGCGTTGAGGCCTGTGACCGTTCCGGTGACGCCTTCGGAGGGATAGGTCCCGGCCACCGTGCCGGCCAGAATCCCGTACTCTTCTTTGGCGATGATGGCCTCCATCATCCGCACGCCCATGATCTCGGCGAAGCCGATGCCGGGGAAGTTCAGCAGCTCGTTCTGCACGGTGACCGTCGAGCCGATGAGCTTCGGCGAGACGGTGTCGGTGCTGATTTCCATCGTGGTCTGGTTGGACAGCGCGTTACCCTCGGTCAGGATGTACGCAGCCGTCGGCATGACGCTGTCGCTGTTGACCACCATCGAGGACAGGGGCGGGATGGTGATCGACATGCACTTCGGGATGATGACGCCGATCACCTGCCGCAGGGCCATGAGGCCCGGCAGCACGGCAGTCGGGATAAGGGAGCCGGCGGTCGCGGCGGTCCCGATGGTGTAGACCTTGGCGTAGTCCTCGCCGGCAGCCGCGGCGTAGTCGAACCCGTCGATCTTGCAGTCATCGCGCACGCGTCCGGTCTTGGCGTACTGAAACGCCCCGCAGATGAACTTGCCGAGGGTCTTGCGCCACTCGTCGGCGCCGGCCTCGCCATACTTGGACCTGAGGATGGCGCGCAGCTCGGTGACCTTCTCGGCCAGCCGAGCCACCTCGGCCGCGCTCTCGCCACTCTTCGCCAGGGCGGCCGCGACGTCCTCGCGGTCCTTCTTGATCTGATCGGCGGACGGGATCTGCACGCCGATCGCGTCCAGCTTGGCAGCCAATCCGTCCATGAACACCTTCAGGCTCTCGTCCATTTCCTTTCGGTCGATTCCGGATGCCTCGTCAACCGTCATTGACTGGAGCCCGCCTTTGCGACGTAGACCGCCGCGACGAAGCTCCTACACCTGGCGCACCTCGATCTTTTCGAGTGTGCCGTTCATCCGCTTCATGATGTTCGATAGCGTCTCCCGGTCGCTGGCCGCCAGCGCCTCGTCGGCTTCGCGAGCGCCGCGCATGATGCTTCCCTCGATCGCCCGCAGCCGCTGCTCGAACTCGGCGCGGTAGTCGGCCAGTTCGGCCTTCAGCAAAGCGATGGCGCCGCTCTCCTGATCGTCGATTTCCTCGGGCAACACCC